GGTGTACGGAGTCGCGGAATTCGGCTAGGGCGTGAGGGTCTGGCAGAGGCAACCGCATGCTGAACTTCGACCACGCGCTCGACCAGCTTCGCGGCGTCGGCCTGATCCTCGATCGCGACGTCGTGGTCGACGGCCGCATTCAGCGCTGGCGCGTCGACGGCGAAGACCGCGAGCGTCGCGGCTGGTCCAGGCTGCGCGAGTGGACATCGCGCCACGGGAACACCTACGTCGTCGGCGCCTATGGCGTGTGGCACGGGACCGACGACGGCTACACCAAGGTCGAGCTGCCGCCGCGCGACGACAACGCGCCGGCCCTGGACGACGACGACCGCCGCGCCCTGCGCGAGGCACAGAAGGCAGCGCGCAAGGCCATCGCCGAGCAGCGCAAGGTCGAGGCCAAGACGGCCGCGCAGTGGGCGGCCTCGGTCTGGGCGCACTGCGCGCCGGCCACTGATCACGAATACCTGACCCGAAAGCGCATCGGCCCGCACGGCGCGCGCGTCCTCGAGGGCCTGGACGGCATGGCGCTGCCGGACCTCGACGACTCGAACCTCTGGCGACTGCAGCAGGCGGTCGGCGCCCTGGTCGTACCGATGCACGACGCGGTCGGCCAGGTCTGCGGGATCCAGTTCATCTACCCGGCCGGGCATGCGCGCAAGGCGAAGCTCGGCCGGGACAAGGAGTTCTGGCCGGCGGGCATGGCGATGGGCGGCACCTTCGGGCTGATCGGCGCGCTGCCTGCCGGCGGCGTGTTGCTGGTGACCGAGGGCTTCGCCACCGCCGCCAGCCTGCGCGAGGCGACCGGCTACCCGGTGGCCTACGCCTTCAGCGCCAACAACCTGGCCAAGGCCTGCCGCGAGATCCGCCGCAAGGCCCGATCGGTGCGCCTGCTGCTGTGCGCCGACGACGACTACCTGACCGACGGCAACCCGGGCACCAGTGCCGCGGCCGCCGTGACCGCCGAGCTCGAGCACACGGCCTGGATCAAGCCGGACTTCAGGGACGCCTACGGAAACGACATCCGCGGCGGCAAGAAGCTGACGGACTTCAACGACCTGGCGGTGCTGACCGGGCTGCCCCTCGCCCTGGCCGACCAGGTCAACCAGGTGATTGAAGAACGGGGCTGGATCGCTCGGGCCGCGGCAACCGCTGCAGCGGGGGGCGGGGATGGCGCAATGCCTAGCCTGATCTCTGTCGAGGAAGCCGTCGCGCGCTACTGGGGCGTGTACGGGCTCGGCGGAAAGGTGCTGTTCGACGAGGTCGAGCGCAGGCTGGTGCACCGCGACGACGTGATGAACATCATCCCGCCGCGCAGTTGGGACCTGATCAAGTCGCACCCGGGATGGCGCGTTGCGCGCGACAGCGAGATCGGCTTCGATCCGACCGAGGCCGACACGTCGGTCAAGTGCAATTTGTTCGGCGGCTGGCCGACCGAGCCCAGGCCGGGCCGGTGCGAGGCCCTGCTGGGACTGCTCGAATACTTGTGCATGTGGGAGCGCAATGCCGACGACGTCTACAGCTGGGTGCTCAAGTGGCTGGCTTATCCGCTGCAGAACCGCGGCGCAAAGATGCATAGCGCCATCGTCGTGCACGGCCCGCAGGGCACCGGAAAGAGCCGGTTCTTCGAGGTCTACGGAAAGATCTACGGGCCCTATTCCAGGGTGCTCAACCAGGAAGCGCTTGAAGACAAGTTCAACGCCGACTGGGCGGAAAAAAAGCTCTTCATCCTGGCGGACGAGGTGCTGGCCCGCGCCGAGATGTACCACGTCAAGAACCGGCTGAAGGGCTTCATTACCGGCGACTCGATCCGGGTGAACCCGAAGAACGTCGCCGCGCACGTCGAGAAGAACCAGATGAATATCGTGTTCCTCTCCAACGAGCGCATGCCCGTGGCGATCGAGAACGACGACCGCCGGCACTGCGTGCTCTGGTCACCGCCCAAGCTGGGCGACGACTACTACCGCAAGGTGGACGAAGAGATCGATAACGGCGGCGTCGAGGCGCTGTACCACTATCTGCTGAACGTGGATCTCGGCGACTTCAAGCCGTGGACCCGGCCGCCAATGACCAAGGCGAAAGACGACCTGGTGCAGCTCGGCCGGTCATCCGAAGAACGGTTCCTGCGCGAATGGATGGCGCTCGAGCTCGAGGCGCCCAACGGCGACACCCTGCCTTTCTGCCCGTGCCTCGGATCCTCGCTGTACCAGGCGTATAGCAAGTGGTGCGAGGTGCACGGCGAGCGACGGCGCGGGGCGAAGGATCTGATCAGCCTGTGCGGCAAGCAGCCTGGGTGGACTGCTGGCGCACCGATGAAGACGCACCCGACGCTGCGGGCCGACGACAGGGCGGCATGGAAGAACCGCAAGCTGGTGGTGCCGTCGAGTCAGTCGATCGAACAGGCCTACCAGCATTCGACAGGTGATGAACGCGCCCAGGTGCTGCAGTCGCCCGATGAGACAAAGGGCCTTTGGTTGACCCGCTGTTTTTTCCATTTCGAGAAAGCAATGGGGGCCGAGTGGTGAATGCTACGCCAGCTACGCCACGTGCTACCGGGATGCTACGGCGTAACGCTTTGTTTTTTCGGCGTGCTACGCCAGCTACGCCTAAAAGGGGTCGCGTACACGCGCGTTCGTTTTGCGCCCAAAGCCGCCAAATAACGCGCACCTCTCGCGCGCGCTTGTGGCGTAGCAACCGTAGCAACCGTAGCAAATTAAATAAAACAGAGGTTTACGGGATTCTATGGCGTAGCACTTACCGTAGCTTGCCGCCTTGCTGGCGTAGCTTGCACTTGTTCGGGGGGAAAGCGGCATGACCCAGCGCGTCACCCAGGCCGAATTTGCCCGCATCGCCCGCGTGAACCGTTCCACCGTGACGCGCTGGATCCGCAATGGCCGCATCAGCCTGGGCGCCGACGGGCGCATCGACGTCGCCCGGGCACTGCGCGAGCGTGAAGCCACCGAAAGCCCGATGCCGCACCACCAGGCACGCAAGGCGCAGATCGACGAACAGAAGGGCGCAGGCGTTGCACCAGGGGGCAACGGTGCTGCACCGCCCGGCAACAGCGGCGAGCTGACCACCGACTCGTCCGTCGCCGAGATCAGCGCAGGGCTGAAGCTGGAAACCTACCGGCTGCAGAAGGCCAAGGCCGAGAAGGCCGCGCTCGAGCTGGACCAGATGGCCGGCGCCCTGGTCGAGCGCGCCGAGGTCGAGTTCGTGCTGGACGACTTCGGCCAGGTGCTGCGCAGCCTGCTCGAATCCCTGGCCGATCGGCTGTCCGGGCCGCTGGCCGGTCACCGCGGCGACGCGAACGCAATCCACAAGGACCTCGAGGACGCGGCCCACGACCTGCTGACCGAGATCAGCGCGCACATGGCCCGCCGGCTGGAACACCTGCAGCAGCATCGGAGCGCGACATGACCGAGCAGACCGCCCGCGACGTCCCGCCGCGCAAGTCCAGCACGCCCATCCCAAACGCCCGCGGCGCACTGTACCAGCGGCTTGCCCGGGCACTGCGTCCGCGCGAGCGCGTCACCGTCTCGACCTGGGCCGATCGGCACCGGATCCTGACCAGCAAGAGCTCGAGCGAGCAGGGCCGCTGGCGCACCGCCCGCACGCCTTACCTGCGCGAGATCATGGACGAGCTCTCGGCCACCTCGCCGACGCAGCGCATCGTGCTCATGTTCGCCACCCAGGTGGGCAAGACCGAGGTGGGCCTGAACTGGATCGGCTACACGGTGCACCACGCCCCGGCGCCGATGCTGGTCGTGGTGCCGACCCTCGAGGTGCGCAAGCGCTGGGTGCGCCAGCGGCTCGACCCGCTGCGCCGCGAGACCCCGGCCGTTCGCGACGTGCTCGGCAAGCTGCGCAGCCGCGACGCCACCAACAGCGAAGAGATGTTCGAGTTCCCCGGCGGCATCTGCGTGCTGGGCGGGGCCAACAGCGCGGCCAGCCTGGCGTCCATGCCGATCCGCTACTGCCTGCAGGACGAGGTCGACCGCTTCCCCTGGGAAGTGGGGCAGGAGGGCGACCCCGGCGGCCTGATCGACGAGCGCACCAAGAGCTTCCCGCGGCGCAAGGTGATGCTTGTCAGCACCCCGACGATCAAGGGCCTGTCGCGCATCGAGCAGGAATACGAGCGCAGCGACCAGCGCCAGTTCCACGTCCCGTGCCCGAGCTGCGGCGAGTACCAGGTGCTGCGCTGGAAACGCGACGACGGCAGCTACGGACTGGTGCACATCGAGGCGACCGGCGCCGTGCGCTACTCCTGCCAGCACTGCGGCGACCTGATCGAGGAACACCACAAGCCCGGCATGCTGGCGGCCGGCCGCTGGATTCCGCGCCACCCCGAGCGCAAGGTGCGCGGCTACCACCTCAACGCGCTGTATGCGCCGATCGGCCTGGGCTGGAGCTGGAGCGAGATCTGGTCCAAGTGGCAGGACGCGCACGGCGACACGGCCGCGCTGAAGCGGTTCGTCAACACCGTGCTGGCCGAGACCTGGGAAGAGCAGGGCGACAGCATCGAAGACCTCGCCCTGATCAGCCGCCTCGAGGACTACCCCGACGACCTGCAGCAGCGCGTGACCCTGCGCACCAGCTTCACCGACGTGCAGAAAGACCGCCTCGAAACAACGATCGTCGACTGGACCGACGGCGAAGAGGCCTGGCTGGTCGACCACATCATCACACCAGGGGATACCGCCACCCGCGCGCCGTATGACGCGCTCGACGAAGACCTGCTCGAGGCCAGCGTCGACCTGGGTGGGATCGACGCCGGATACAACACCGACGCCGTGTACGCCTTCTGCGAGACCCGCGCCTGGATCATCCCGACCAAGGGCGTGCCCGGCATGGGTCGGCCCCTGGTCGAGGACGAGAAGAAGCGTCGCCAGAACCTGCGCCGCCGCCGCAAGACCGGCATGCGCCCTGAGATCGTCGGCGTCGACCAGGGCAAGAGCCTGCTCTACGCGCGCCTGAAGTTGGCCGGCGCCGGCCCGGGCTACGTGCACTTCCCGCGCGACCCGGCCTTCGATGACGAATACTTCGCCCAGCTGGCCGCCGAGAAGCTGGTCGCCAAGGACCGCGGCGGCCGCCCGTACCACGAATGGGTGCAGGTGCGCCCGCGCAACGAGGCCCTGG